CGGTGTTGATCTGAACGAAACCGCTCTGGAAAACGCTGTGATTCAAATCGCCGCGTGGACCGATGAACGTGGTCTGTTGATCGCCGCCAAGCCCCGCAAACTGGTCATTCCGCCCAGCCTGATGTTCGTGGCCAAGCGTCTGCTTGACACCGAACTGCGTGTGGCTACCGCCGACAACGACATCAACGCCCTGAAGCAGATGGGTGCCATCCCTGAAGGCTTCACCGTCAACCACTTCTTGACCGACACCAACGCTTGGTTCCTGACCACTGACGTTCCCAACGGTCTGAAGCACTTCGAGCGTATGCCTCTGGCTAACTCGATGGACGGTGATTTCGACACTGGCAACGTCCGCTACAAGGCTCGCGAGCGTTATTCGTTCGGCTGGTCTGATCCCCTCGGTATCTGGGGTTCTTCAGGTTCGACCTGATAGGATTGGGGGGCCTTGTGCCCCCCTTTCTTTTGGGGTATATTGATACCCATTCCGGGGTTCCCGGTGTTCTGACAGTCCCGGCTGACGACATGCAGACAGAGCACCCAAACGTTTCTCGCATGTGAGGAAAAAATGGCAAATACGACTTTTACCGGGCCGGTTCGGTCGCAAAACGGCTTCCAAGACATAACCGTCAACGCTACTACTGGTGCCGTAACTATTGACGCATCGTTTGGCACTGATGTCGTTTTGGGCACTCAGTCCCTCTCTGGCGCTGGCGCGGTTGACATTACCAACGCTTTCACTTCTCTGACTACCACAGGTGCTTCGCAAGCCTTGACTTTGGCTAATGGCACTGTAGGCGAGATCAAGATCATCAGCCACGCTGTGGACGGCGGCTCGGCAATCCTGACTCCAACGACACCTCTTGGTTTTGCAACCATCACGTTTACCGCCGCAGGCGATAGCGTCATGCTGGTTTACACTTCGGCTGGTTGGGCCATCATCGGTTCTCGCGGCGTCACCATCGCCTAATAGGAGCATCGCATCATGATGCAAACAGACGTCAAAAGTGCCACGGCCACCGCCAACGGCACGATGGTGAACCAACCCACCCGGGTCAAAGGCGTTTTGATCACTACGACTGGCACAGCCGGTTCGGTGGTGCTCAGAGATGGCGGCTCGGGCGGTACGGCGCTCATCACGCTCAACACCCCTGCGGTGGCTGAGATGTTTAACGCGTTGTTGCCCGCCGAAGGCGTGCGGTTTACGACTGACGTTTATGTCACCGTGTCCAACGTCGCCTCTGTCACGGTGTTCTATGGCTAAGACCCCCGCATGGCAACGCAAGGAAGGCAAGAATCCCAGCGGCGGATTGAACGCCAAGGGGCGAGCCTCCTACAACGCGGCCAACCCGGGCAAGCCGGGGTTGAAAAGACCTCAGCCCGAGGGCGGTTCACGGCGCGACTCTTTCTGTGCCCGAATGAAGGGCATGAAAGCCAAACTGACATCAGCCGAGACAGCACGGGACCCGGACAGCAGGATCAACAAGAGCCTGCGTGCGTGGAACTGCGCTGATGGTGGTTATGTCAAAGCCGCTGATGGATGTGCTGAACGAGGCAAAACCAAAGGTCGAATGGTTTAGAAATGGAACTGATGGTATGGAACGCCTTGCTGACTACATTTCTTGGGCTTCTAGGATGGAGTCTAAGAGAGAAGTCAGCCGAACTGCTCAGGGTGCAGATTCTTCTGAATCGCACTCGGGAGGAGATCGCCAAGGAGTATGTGACCAAAATGGAGGTTCACAGCGACATCAATCGGGTTTTGGATCGGATCGACCGGTTGGAAAAGAAAATTGATGACTTCATGAAGGAACAACGAAGTGCCATCAGTTAGCAAAAAACAACATAATTTCATGGCGGCGGTGGCCAACAACCCAGCGTTTGCCAAGAAAGCAGGCGTCCCACAGTCTGTGGGAAAAGAGTTTGTAAAAGCGGACAAGGAGTCTGGTATGAAATCGATGAAGAAAATGGCTGGCGGCGGCATGACCACTGCCAAAATGGGCGCTGTTAAGACTGCGGCTCCTAGCCGTGACGGTCTGGCCACCAAGGGTAAAACCAAGGGCAAGCAAGTTGTCATGTCGGGTTCCAAGCCTTTGGGCATGAAAAATGGCGGCATGACCAAGAAGATGAATTACGGCGGGAAGTGCTGAGATGAGACCCAGCCGTGGCATGGGGGCCATCCTGCCCAGCAAAATGCCGGGCGGGGTTAAAAAGGCGCGTCGTGACAACACAGACTTTACTGAGTACGCCGAGGGCGGAAAGGTAAAGTCCAAAGTCAATGAGGCCGGTGTTTACACTAAGCCCGGGATGCGCAAGTCGCTGTTTGAGTCCATCAAGTCTCGGGCGGTGCAGGGTACTGGGGCAGGTCAATGGAGCGCAAGAAAAGCGCAATTGTTGGCCAAGCAGTACAAAGCCAAGGGTGGGGGCTACAAGTGAAAGACCCGCAGAAATCGCTCAAGGACTGGACGGCACAGAAGTGGCGCACCAAGTCTGGCAAACCGTCTTCCAAGACGGGGGAGCGGTATCTGCCCGAAGCCGCGATCAAAGCCCTATCCCCTGCTGAGTACGCCGCCACGACCAAGGCCAAGCGTGCGGGCAAAAAGGCAGGTAAACAGTTTGTAAAGCAACCCAAGGGGATTGCGCAGAAGACCGCGAGGTACCGATAATGGCTGAGAAATGGATTCAGAAAGCGATCAAAAAGCCCGGCGCGTTAAGGTCAGAACTTGGCGCGAAGCCCGGGAAACCGATCCCCGCGAAAAAACTTGCCGCCGCCGCAAAGAAACCCGGAATTACGGGCCAACGTGCTCGGCTTGCGCAGACGCTCAAGGGCTTGAAAAAGAAGTAAGACATGGCAACCACATCCGGCGCTTCAGGGTTTAACCTAGACCTCACAGAAATTGTTGAGGAGGCGTTTGAGCGCGTCGGCTCAGAGATGCGCACGGGCTACGATCTGAAGACTGCCCGTCGTTCCATGAATCTGATGTTCGCAGACTGGGCCAACCGGGGCATCAACATGTGGACGTTTGAGCAAGGCACGATCAATCTCGTGCAGGGGCTGAACACCTACACTTTGCCCAACGACACAGTGGACTTGCTGGAGCATGTGATCCGCACCCAAGCCAACCAGCAGTCCAATCAGGCCGACCTGACAATCACGCGTATCAGTGTTTCTACCTACGCCACGATTCCCAACAAGTTGACGCAAGCCCGCCCCATTCAAGTCTGGGTTCAGCGTTTGGACGGGCAAATCTCTCCCACCGGGTTCACATACCAGAGCGCAGATACGGGAGCGCAGACTGTAACTTTATCCAGTACTGCTGGTTTGCCCACAACAGGTTATCTGAACATTGGGTCGGAGACCATTTACTACGGCTGGATTGCCAGCGCCACCACGCTTGGTGGGGTGTTCCGTGCTCAGAATGGCACAAGCCAAACCAGCCCAGCCGTGGGCACAGCCGTATATGTCAACAACATTCCCCGTGTGACGGTCTGGCCGACACCCGATCAGGGCACTGTGGCTACCCCGTACTACCAGTTTGTCTACTGGCGCATGCGCCGAGTTGAGGATGCCGGTGGTGGTGTGAACGTCATGGACGTGCCCTTCCGCTTTATCCCCTGTATGGTTGCTGGGCTGGCCTACTACATGGCACTCAAAGTCCCCGGGGCGATGGAGCGTTTGCCGGTGCTCAAACAGCAGTACGATGAGGCTTGGGACTTGGCGTCTCAGGAAGACCACGAGAAGGCGGCTGTGCGGTTTGTGCCGCGTCGCCAGTACATCTCTGGAGCCTTCTGATGCCTAATCGGTTTTCGTCTGGCAAATACGCGATTGCCCAGTGCGATCGTTGTAATTTTCGGTTCAAGTTGAAGGAACTGAAGACGGAGATCATCAAGACCAAAAACTACCAGATTCTGGTCTGCCCTCAGTGCTGGGACCCCGACCACCCGCAATTGCAACTGGGTATGTACCCGGTGGAAGACCCGCAGGCAGTCAGAAACCCTCGTCCCGATGTCACATATCGGCTGGGCGGCAACAGTGGCTTACAGATCACAAACACCTCTGGCACCGCCCCAAGCGAAGACGGGACGGCCACGGGGGGCAGTCGAATCTTCCAGTGGGGGTGGAACCCTGTTGGCGGTTCTTCGTTTTTTACCGCAAATGAGACGCCAAACAACTTGGTGATTACGGTAAATTTGGGTACAGTAACGGTAGCAACGACATAAGGAGTCGGACATGGACAAGAAAGACTTGGCACAGGACAAAAAGATGATCGCATCTGCTGTGCATAAACACGAAAAGCGCATGCACCCGGGCAAGCCCGTAACCAAATTGCGTGCTGGCGGCAAGACCAACGCGGACATGCTCAAGATGGGCCGCAATCTGGCCAAGATTGCCAACCAAAAATCGCCCGGTCGTAAAGGAGCCTGATCATGGCAACTACGCAATACAAAAACCCCAAGTATCAGCCGATGGAAGAGGCGGGTAAATCGAACCAGAAGAAATTTCTGAAAGACACCCCTTTGTCCGTGGCCAATGCCCGTAGCGATGACTACGCCGGGGTCAAGACCAGCGGCATCAAGATTCGCGGCACTGGTGCCGCCACCAAGGGCGTGATGGCCCGAGGCCCGATGGGTTGAGGTGATAGATGAATTACACCCAGTTAAGTGATGCGATTCAGGCGTACACGGAAAACACCGAAGCGAACTTTATCGCTGAGATTCCTGTTTTCGTTACGCAGGCAGAACAGCGCATCTACAACTCGGTGCAGTTTCCTTCTTTGCGTAAAAACATGACGGGTGTCACGCAGTCTGGTAATAAGTACCTGTCTGCGCCTGATGATTTTCTGTCGGTGTTCTCTTTGGCCGTGATTGACGCCTCGGGTAACTACGAGTACCTGCTCAACAAAGACGTTAACTTCATCCGCCAAGCGTATCCCAACCCAACAACAGACACAGGCATTCCCAAGTACTACGCGCTTTTTGGCCCCAAAGTTGTGAGTGGAGTGATCAGCGACGAGTTGTCATTCATCCTTGGGCCAACCCCTGACGCAATCTACAGCGTCGAATTGCACTTCTATTACTACCCTGAGTCAATAACAACTGCGGCTGATGGACGCACATGGCTTGGCGATAATTTTGACTCTGTACTTTTGTACGGCTCGTTGGTTGAGGCTTACACCTACATGAAGGGTGAGCAAGACATGATGGCCATGTACAACCAGAAATACATGGAAGCCCTTGCGCTTGCCAAACGTCTGGGCGATGGCCTTGAGCGTAGCGATGCATACCGCAGTGGCCAGTTCCGTGCACCGCCGTTGCCTCAGAATAGTGGGGTTGCTTGATGGCGCTCACAGGCAATTACTCTTGCAACACCCTGCGCTCTGGTCTGGCCAACGGCACGATCAACTTTGCCACGGACACTTTCTATTTGGCACTGTACACAAACACGGCCACTTTGGACTCGACCACCACGGCGTACACGACCACGGGTGAAGCGTCTGGCGGCAACTACGTTGCCGGGGGGCAGGTCGTTACTGCCACGGTTTCATCTGAGAACACATCCACGGGTAGCACGGTCTACGTCAACTTCTCGTCCCCCGCGTGGACGGGCGCGATTACTGCTCGAGGCGCGTTGATTTACACGCCGGGCGACAATGGCGCTGTGTGCGTCTTGGACTTTGGTTCGGACAAAAATTCCGTCAACACGTTCACTGTGCAGATGCCAGAGAACACTTCAACCTCAGCACTAATAAGGCTTGTCTAACATGGCACTTGTCAACACCACCAAAGGCGAAATGGACGAATCCTTGCTTGAGAAAAAAGAGGGTTCCGTGGACAATGAAAACGAGTACACGACTTGGGTCGAGTATTGGTTGGAAGGCGAACTTGTTCACCGTTCGGTGCATGTTCAATTGAAACAAAACGTTTTGGCGGATGGGATTGCCGCCATGCTCGGTTAACAAGGAGTTAAAAATGGCCAACACACAAGCAATGTGTACTTCGTTCAAGAACGAAATTCTTCAGGCGTACCACAACTTTGGCACGACCGTCACCCGCGCTGGCACAGGCGCGGACACCTTCAAAGCAGCGTTGTATTTGACAACTGCCACAATTAACGCCAGTACCACAGCCTATACGGCTACTGGTGAAGTGACGGGTACAAACTACAGCGCAGGCGGTGTTACTGTGACCAACGCAACGGCTCCAACGACCAGTGGTACAACCGCTTATTGGACTCCCTCCGCAAGTTTGGTGTACACCAACGTGACGCTATCTACTGCGTTTGACACCGTGTTGATCTACAACAGCACCCAGTCAAACCGTGCGGTAAGTGTCCACACATTTGGTTCTCAGACAGTGACTGCTGGTACTTTCACGCTGACCATGCCGACTAACGCCGCTGGCACTGCTCTGTTGAACATCGCCTAAGGTAGCGTATGCCTCTTGTATTTGCTGATCGCGTCCAAGAGACGACAACAACCGCAGGAACCGGCACGGTAACACTTGCCGGTGCGGTTGCTGGCTTCCAGTCTTTCTCTGCAATTGGTAACGGGAACACCACCTATTACACAATTGTTAACGGAAACAACTGGGAAACTGGGGTTGGCACATACACATCCGCTGGTACGACGCTGAGTCGGGATACGGTTTTTGCTTCTTCTAATTCGGGCAACAAGATCACGCTTGCCAACACATCGAATGTGTTTGTATCGCCGCCTTCTGCTCGGACTGTTTTGAGGGATGCCTCAAATATTTTGACGCTTCCCGCTGGCACGGCAACTGTTCCTCCTTTGGATTTCACAGCGGGAACAAACCTGACCACTCCGATTGCAGGGGCAATGGAGTATGACGGCAGGGTTGCATACTTCACTCCGCAAGGAACACAGCGTGGCGTGATTCCCGGAATGCAACTGTATCAGTTCAATACCACGTATGCGCTGTCGTCCACAACTACATCCCCGCAGGCATGGGTTAACGGATTAAGTTGTACTTTGTCTTCAAATACGACCTATGCGTTTCAAGCGTTTATCCCGTTCATCAGGACTGGAGTTGGCACTGTTACTGTTTCGCACGGGTTTGGCGGAACAGCCACTTTAACCAATATTGGATACGTTCTTTATCGTTACTACGATACCGGGGGATTTACTGGCGTAAACAACAACGCATCACTTGCAGGTATAGGTTTTTTTACCTCAGCCGCAAATGGTACAACAATGACCGGTTCAACTGCGGGAACCACGTATCAATGGTTGAAAATGGACGGTCAAGTCACGGTTAACGCTGGTGGCACGTTTACCCCTACACTGACAAACTCAGCGACTGGTACAACAAATACCATTCAGGTTGGTGCTTATTTTAGGATTTACCCTATTGGCGCGTCTGGTGCAAATATTAATGTTGGAACATGGGCGTAAATCATGTTCGGATTTTCAGCGTTCTCTGAAACTGCATTCGGGGCGCTTCCAGCCGCATCTGGCACAAATGTAACTGTAGCAATCAGCGGGGTTTCTTCTGGCTCCCCTTGGGGTAATAGCACTTGGGGCAGTAATGTCTGGGGTGGAGCGTATGACCCTGTAGGAAGCGTTTCTCCCACGGTTTCAGTTCAACTGTCTGGTGTTACTGCCACTGGGACTGTTGGTCTTGTTATGCCGCCAATTTCAGGCGTTACCGCAACAGGCTCGGTTGGAACCGTAACGAATGGCGGTATTACTGTTGCATTGACAGGCGTTTATGCCACGGGCAGTGTCACTTCTGTTACATTTGGCCCTCCAGTTACCGGAGTTACGGCTACTGGCTCTGTTGGAACGGTATCTGGTGGCGTATCTCAGTCTTTATCTGGCGTTACCGCAACAGGCTCGGTTGGAACCGTTACAAACGGCGGTATTACCGTTGCTTTGACCGGGGTTTCTGCCACCGGTTCGGTTGGGATTGTTTACGGGACACAGGAAAGTTCTGGAGCGGGTGTTGTTGCAACTGGATTTGTTGGTTATGTAACGCCAGCGCAATCTGTCAGTTTGTCGGGTGTAACGGGTACTGGATCAGTCGGGTCTGTATCTGGTAGCGTATCACCATCCCTTTCGGGTGTTACTGGTACAGGTTCTGTTGGGAATGTCTCCATAGCCATTTCTGACGCTGTTTCTGGTGTAACAGCCACAGGGTCGGCTGGGACAGTTTCTGGTAATACATCTGTAAGTATCAGTGGTGTTACCGCCACTGGCAGTGTTGGGTTTGTCACCTTCAATCCTTCCGTCTCCGGTGTCACGGCAACGGGATCAGTCGGATCGGTTGGTTTTGCCGTAACTGTTGCGCTTTCCGGGGTCAGTGCTACCGGATCGGTTGGGAATGTTGCCCCATCCAGTTCTTTGGCACTCTCTGGCGTTTCTGCCGCCGGGTCGGTTGGAAATGTTTCTGTTGGGGCGCGTTTGGTGGCAATTACAGGTTGTACCGCGCTTGGCTCCGTGGGTGATTTAGGGGTCTTCTATTGGAGTCTGATTGATGACAATGAGAACGCAAACTGGCAAAATATCAACAGTGCCCAAACCCCGGCGTGGGGGCTTGTTGATGACAACGAAACGGCTGATTGGGAATTGATTCCCACTGAATAGGAGTTTTGAATGGCAACATCTTACACATCACTGCTAGGGCTGGCGCTTCCAGTCACGGGCGAACTATCGGGCACTTGGGGCGATACTGTCAACAACTACATCACCCAGTACACTGACGCGTCAATTGCTGGAACTCAAACTATTAGCGGCAGCCAGACTGCGGTTACGCTTTCCGTGACAAATGGCACATCATTGTCTCAGGCGGGTTCTGGCGCCACAGGTTCTGCGCAGTATCAGGTTATTAACTGCACAGGAAACCCGGCAGGTCTTTTGACCATTACGGCTCCTGCGTCAAGCAAAACATACATTGTCATCAATGCTACATCTACCAGCCAGTCTGTGAAGATTGTGGGTACTGGCCCAACGACTGGTGTAACGGTGGCATCTGGTCAACGCGCTTTGGTGGCGTGGAACGGTTCTGACTTTGTGCAGGTCGGCGCTTCTGCTGGTGGTTCGACCACTCAGGTTCAGTACAACAACGGCGGTGCTTTGGCTGGATCGGCAAACCTGACGTTCGATGGCACAACGCTGACAGCCAATGCGCTAACGCTAACAAACAAACTGACTATTGCAAACGGCGGAACAAATGCAACTGCAACACCTACCGCAGGCGCTGTGGCTTACGGCACGGGTTCGGCCTATGCTTTTACCTCTGCTGGCACATCAGGACAAGCGTTGGTTAGTAACGGAGCATCTGCGCCTTCGTTTGGTACGCTTGGTGTTGCGGGTGGTGGCACAGGAGCCACAACTTTAACGGCCAACAACGTCATTTTGGGCAACGGTACATCGGCTGTGCAGTTTGTTGCCCCCGGCACAAACGGTAACGTTCTTGTCTCAAACGGCACAACATGGACAAGTGCCGCCCCCGCCGCATCTGGTGTGTCTCAAGCAAAGGCCACCGCAATCGCAATGATCTTTGGAATCTAAGGAGTTGAAATGGCTAACCCAAATCTTTTTACCGCCACAACCGCACTTGGCACAACAACCTATCTCACACCTTCTGCAACCACTGCTGTGGTGCTTTTGCCCAATGCCGCCGCATCAGGCAAGGTGCTAAAGATTAACCAGATCGTTGCCGCCAATGTGAACGGATCAAGCGCAGTAAACACTACTGTGTCGATCTACACCAACGGCGCTGTGGCTCAAGGTTCTGCCCCATCAGGCGGCACGGCATTCCCTGTGGCATCCACGATTTCTGTTCCCGCCAACGCTTCTTTGATTGTTGTGGATAAGACCACACCGATCTACTTGCAAGAGGGAACATCAATCACTGTGACCAGCGGTACTGCCAGCGGAATAACCTACAGCATTTCTTACGAAGACATCTCTTGATAGGAGATAGCCATGTCGATGCGCTATCAGGCGGCAATCATCAAGCCGGGGTTTAACCCCCTCGGTACTCAACAAGTTGGGTACTACAACGCATTGTATTCGTGGGGATTAAATGTCAACGGGCAACTTGGCCTTGGTGACACCACTTATCGCTCGTCGCCTGTACAAGTTGGCACTCTTAGCGATTGGGTTACAGTTGCTACTGGTTACAGGCACACATTATCAATTAAAAGTAATGGTACATTGTGGTCTTGGGGAAGAAATCAAGTTGGTCAACTTGGTCTTGGAAATATCACGGATTATTCATCTCCAAAACAAATTGGTGCATTAACAAACTGGTTGACTATTGCGGCTAGTAATTACAGCACAATAGCAATTAAAACCGATGGTACTCTTTGGACATGGGGACAAAATAATTATGGACAACTTGGTTTGGGAACAAGTGGAACTAATTATTCAAGCCCAAGACAAGTCGGTGCGTTAACAAATTGGTCGCAAGTTTCTTGTGGTAGTACTTGGGCAATAGCAATTAAAACCGATGGCACTCTTTGGTCTTGGGGGCAAAACAATCTTGGACAACTTGGCCTTGGCAACCTAACAAATTACTCATCACCAAAACAAGTTGGCTCTTTAACAAATTGGTCGCAAGTTTCTTGTGGTAATTTTTGGACAATTGCATTAAAGAATGACGGAACGCTTTGGTCTTGGGGTCAAAATAATACTGGGCAACTTGGTCAAAACAATTTAACTTATTTGTCATCACCAAAACAAGTTGGCGCTTTGACAACATGGTCAAAACTTTCTACTGGCGCAAATCATGCGGCTGTAATTACAACTAGCGGCGCTCTTTGGGCATGGGGCTACAATTATTATGGTCAACTTGGTTTAGGTACCAGCGGTAGTTACACGGATTACTCATCACCAAAACAAGTTGGCTCTTTAACAACTTGGGCACAAATTTCTTGCGGCCTGAATTTTACGACTGCACTTAGTACCAACGGTAAATTGTGGGTTATGGGCCAAAATGCTTTTGGGCAATTGGGTCTTGGTGATTCTGGAGGATTGGCGTTTTCCAGATCAAGCCCAACTCAAGTTGGTAGCCTAACGACATGGTCGCTTCTTGCAAAAATATCAAGATCGTCTTTTACTCTAGCAATGATTTAAGGAACGACCATGCCATACATAAACTCAGGCGTTCAATACTCAGGACTGTGGACTCGTGCCCAACAGATGCAGGCTGTTGCGGCTGGCACTTGGACTTTTGCTCCAACGCCTTTATATTCTTGGGGTCAAAATGATCTTGGGCAACTTGGTCTTGGCAACGTCACAAATTACTCATCTCCAAAACAAATTAGTGCAACGGATTCTTGGTTGCAAATTTCTGGGGGCTATAAATTTTTTACTGGAGTTAAAGTAAATGGAACTCTGTGGACTTGGGGATGGAACAATTTTGGTCAACTTGGTTTAGGAAACACAACAAATTATTCTTCAGCCAAACAGGTCGGGTCATTGACAAATTGGCAGTCTGTTTCAAATGGCTCGTATCATGTTCTTGCAGTTAAAACAGATGGAACATTGTGGTCGTGGGGTTACAACCCATCAGGAGCGTTAGGTCTTGGAAACACCACCAATTATTCATCTCCTAAACAAATTGGGTCGGGCACAAATTGGGTAACAGTTGCCGCCGCTGGTGTTTTTAATAGTTACGCAATTAAAACTGATGGAACTCTTTGGGCTTGGGGTAGAAACACTGAAGGCGAACTTGGCCTTGGCAACACAACTGATTATTCATCTCCCAAGCAAGTTGGGGCATTAACAAACTGGTCAAAAATTTCTGGTTTTTATTATGGTGTTTTGGCTATAAAAACTAATGGAACACTTTGGGCATGGGGGAAAAATAATTACGGACAACTTGGTCTTGGAAACACAACATATTATTCTTCGCCAAAACAAGTTGGGGCTTTGACAAATTGGTCTGGATTAGCCACTTCTATGGCTGTCGCAGTTGCCGTAGGAGCCTCAAAAACAGACGGTACTTTGTGGATGTGGGGAGACAATAGTTATGGACAGGCTGGCCAAGGAACATCAGGTACGACATTTTCATCGCCTAAACAAGTTGGTTCGTTGACCAATTGGACAAGTCAAATCTCAATTGGCCAATTGACTGTTAACGCTGTTAAATCAGATGGCACTTGGTGGAGTTGGGGCGGTGGTCTTTATGGCACATTAGGTCGTGGAAATACAACAAGTTATTCTTCTCCAAAACAACTCGGTGCATTGACCACATGGATCAAAGTTGCGGCTGGCGCATATTCCACATACGGTCTTACATCATAAGGAAAACAATTGAAAAAACAACTGCACTTCCTCTCTGGCATCCCCCGTTCTGGCTCGACAGTCCTTGCGGCTATTCTGAACCAGAACCCCATGACCCATGTCTCGACCACATCTGGTCTTGTTCATGCGCTTGATGGCTTGGCAAACACTTGGCACTCCCAAGGCTTGCTCAATGAGAATGACCCAGAGCGAAAGAAGTTGGCGCAGACCATGCGAGGCATGATTGATGCCTTCTATGAGGACACCGACAAGCCTGTGGTGATTGACAAGGGTCGTGGATGGCCTATCCCCGTCATCATGGGTGCTATGACTCAGGTGTTGGGTCACAAGCCCAAGATCATCGCCACAGTGCGTTCTGTGCCTGATTGCATGGCATCCTTTGTTCGTGTTGCCAAACCCGCAGACCTGGACGAATTCATAGCGACAGGTCAGTTGGCTGACCACCTGAAAGCCGCATACATCAGTTTGCAATCTGGGTATGAGTACGACAAAGACTGCTTCTTGATGGTGGAATACGAAGAACTGTTGGCTGACCCCAAGAAGCAACTTGACCGCATCCATGAGTTCCTTGGGCTTCCCGCCTTTGACTACGACCTGTCCAACATTGACGGATCATCTGTTAAAGAAGACGATGAGAACCTGCACGGATACGCTGGGATGCACGACATTAAACCTGTCTTGGCAAAACAGCACAACCAGTCAGCCAAAGATTCGTTAAAGCACCATTATTCGGCCTTCTGCCAGCCTGAGTTTTGGCTGGAAAAGCCTCGCACAGTCCCTGAAATCCACGACCTTGATTTGCAACTTGCTGCATCAACGATGGGTGATTTTGCTGAAGGATGGAGATTGGCGCAGAAACTGGAACGTGAAGAGCCAAACAACCATCGTGCGGCATACAACCGAGGCTGGTATCTTTTGCGTCAAGGGCAGATTCAAAAAGGCTACCAGTTGATGGATCGGGGTCGAATCTCAGGTGTGTTTGGCAATAGCAGACCTGATGCCCCGACTGGCCCGTGGGATGGCAAGACCAAAGGCACAGTGATGCTGTACCTCGAAGGCGGTTTGGGCGATCAAATCCACCAAATCCGTTATGCCAAATACATTGCCGAGCGTGGGTGCAAAGTGGTTGTTTCTTGCACTGGCCCTCTGGCAAGTCTCTTCACCGATGTCGAGGGCGTGTCGGCGGTTGTCCAGCACGAAGCCACATTTGGCATCTACCACGACTTCTGGGTGCAGGGTATGTCAGCCGTTGTGCCGCTTGGCTTTGAACTGAAAGACCTGTCGGGTAAACCCTACCTGACGAAGCCGACCACGATTAAAGGTCGCAAGAAGCGGATTGGTTTGCGCTGGCAGGGCAACAGCAAGTTTGAGCATGAGCATCACAAGAAGTTCCCCTACGAATTGATGTTTGAGGCGGTCAAAGATGCTGACGCAGAATTCATCAGCCTACAGCGTGATGAGGGCGTAGATGCTTGTCCTCCCTGGGTCAAACAAGTACCATTGGACAGTTGGGAAGACACCCGCATGGCGGCGGCTTCCTGTGATCTGGTAATCAGTTCTTGCACCTCTGTGAGCCATTTGGCGGCGGCTATGGGGGTGGAAACTTGGGTGGTGACTCCTGTGATGCCTTACTTCTTGTATGCTTTGGATGGGGAGAAGACCCCGTACTACGACAGCATGGTGCTGTTGCGTCAGGAAGTTTTTGGCGATTGGACGCACCCGTTTGCCAAGATCAAAGAACGATTGACAGCCGAGAAAGCCGCTTTGCGGAGAGTTGTATGAGCCACACACTGTATCCCGGTTCCATCATTTCCAAGACTGCCCCGACAGTCACCCCGCCTGTTGATGGTGAAGGTGGCTCTGCGTCTGGTATTTGGACAATAGATCAGGCCGATTACTATATTTCTCAAGGTACTTGGCCTAAACCTGTGACACCTAGAGGTTTATGGGCATTTGGTTCTGGTCTTATTGGCGGGTTAGGTCTTAGCAATAGTTATAGTTACTCATCGCCTGTTCAGGTTGGATCTCTTACAACTTGGAATACTATGGCTGGGGCTGAATACGCAGGTTTAGCAATCAAAAACGACGGAACTCTTTGGTCTTGGGGGTACAATGCCTTTGGAGTATTAGGTCTTAACAACACAACAAATTATTCTTCGCCAAAACAAGTTGGTGCGTTAACTAATTGGAAAAGTGTTGTTTCTGGAAATAGGTCTGTTAAAGCGATTAAGACTGATGGAACAACATGGGCATGGGGGTCAAACCAATTTGGAAACCTCGGTTTAGGGGACACAACTAACAGATCGTCACCGACTCAAGTTGGAATTTTGACTAATTGGGCGCAAATTGCGGGTGGCAGTGTTATTACTGGAGCAATTAAAACTGATGGTACTTTGTGGATGTGGGGATTAAACGCAGAAGGTCAGTTGGGTCTTGGAAACACAATTTACTATTCATCGCCTAAACAAGTTGGATCGCTTACAAACTGGTCAAAAATTCAAGTGGGCGATAACTGTGGTATTGCGTTAAAAACTGACGGCACTCTTTGGTCTTGGGGAGGCAATTCTTTTGGTCAGTTAGGTTTGGGCGACACTGTAAATCGATCATCGCCAACTCAAATTGGCTCCGGTACTAACTGGGCACAAATATGCGTTGGAAATTCATCGCCCGTGTGTTTTGCATTAAAAACAGATGGAACACTTTGGGCGTGGGGTTATAACCAAACCTATGGCGCTCTTGGTTTAAACGACACAGTAAATCGCTCATCCCCAACTCAAGTCGGCGCATTAACAAATTGGTCAAAGTTTCCAACTTCGGCTTATAAACCGGGGTTGTTAATGATTAAATCCGACGGAACTCTTTGGGGGTGGGGGTTAAATACTGATGGCCAAGTTGGGATTGGAAATACCATAAATCGATCTAGTCCTGCCCAAATCGGTTCCCTTACAAGTTGGCAAAAATGCGCTCTGTCCTACAGAAACAGTTTTGCGCTTCGTTCATAATCTTTTCAAAGGAGTAAACAAATGACACATTTTGTTCGAGTGGTAGACGGTCAGGTAAAGGATGTGTGGGACACTCCTCCTGCCGAAGGCGTTGGCAATAACGGCTGGCGAAATGCGGTAGAGGTTCGCCCTGCCATCATCCCTAATCGTCAGGGCTATACCGCCCATCGTTTTGATCTGGACACAGACCCTGTGCAGATCATCTGGGGTACATACGAAATCAGCGTGGATGACCGCAAGAACAGCATGAAAGCAAATGCTGGCTTTGGCTTCCAACAGGCTGTGCAAGAGCAGATGCGTTTGCAGATGTCTCCCAACCCTGCTGAACAGTATGATTCCACGGCTGTGGAGACTGCTCGTCAGGCGATGCTTGCCAAACAAGCCGCCATCGACGCTTGCACCACCCACGACCAACTGGATGCCCTCCAGTGAAAATCAACCTCGGTAGTGGTTACAAACGGATTGACGGGTTTCTAAACATTGATGATGATCCGTTGGTAGCGCCAGACTATCTCCTAAATGTGGAGAAGGACAAGTTGCCTTTTCCTGATAATTCTGTTGAGGAGATTCGGGCGCACCACATCCTTGAGCATATTGGGGATGGCTTTATTCCGTTGATGCAAGAGTTGTATCGGGTGTCAAAGCACGGGTGTTTGTTGGATATTATTGTTCCGCACCATCAGCATGAAAACTTTTATAGCGATCCCACGCATAAAAGGCCAATTACTGTTGGTGGGATGTATTTATTTTGTCAAAAATCCAACAAAGAAAGTATTGAGCGAGGTGATTCAAACTCAACGCTAGGGTTGAAATACGGAATCAACTTTATTGTTGAAAACTACAGTTTTGAGTACGATGGTTTTTATCATGGGTTGATTTCTTCAGTTGAAGAAAAAAGAAAAAATGGAAAATTGACTCAAGAAGATGATTTCATGTATCGTAGATTGATGAGAGAGGCGACCAATGTTGCCGTTCACACAATCATCAAGATGAGGGCTGTCAAAGAATGAAGATTCTGATCATGGGTCTGCCGGGGGCAGGCAAAACAACACTGGCTGTAGAACTCGCCCGACGCTTGGGCTGTGTTCACTTCAATGCTGATGAAATCCGCAAGGAAATCAACAAAGACCTTGGATTTAGCGTCAAGGATCGAATTGAACAGGCACGGCGCATGGGCGTTCTCTGCGACATTGCAACACGCTACGGCACTCATGTGATTGCCGACTTTGTTTGTCCTACCCCTGAAACCCGTGCGGCGTTTGATCCTGACTTCATTGTGTGGGTTGACCGAATCAAAGAAGGTCGGTTTGAAGATACGAACAAACTGTTTGTGCCACCAGAGAAATTTAATTATCGGGTCACAGCAGAACCGTTTGATTTTGTTTCATACCACGCCGAAGAGATTGAACGCATGTTAAAACGCCCTCGCAGACTGAAGGTGGCATGATGGAAAAGCAAGACCTTGATTACTTCAAAGCGCAGGCTCAGGCCGAACTAAACCGTCTGGAAGCGCAGTCAAGCGCCAAAGACGTGGCGGGTAAAGCGATTGGCAAACATGGTCTTGCGTATATCACGGCCATCGTGGTAATTGGCGTTGTGTCTAGTTTGTTTCTGGAAAACGAGAAGATCGCCGCTGTCATGGGTTTGCTGGGTGCTGCACTCACAGCCCTGATCTCCATGCTCAACGGTATTGCTGGGGCAAATCCAAAACAAGAGAAGCCTGAGTTTGAGATCATGCGCCAGTTGATTGACAAATTGGATCGGCTTGACCGACAAGAGCCTCCCATGCGGGTGGAAGTCGAGGGGGACAAAGTTACCGTCCGAAAGGGCGATGACGAAATAACAACGAGGAAATGACAGTGAATCATGGATCCAATCACCATTGCCATGACGGCGTTCGCCACCGTTCAAAAGACGGTGCAGGTAATCAAACAGGCACAAAAGACTGTTAATGATGTTTCGTCACTTGGCCCAATGTTGGGCCAATATTTTGGAGCCAAGCAGGAAACTGTAAAGGCGCTGGAGGAGGCTAAGAAGAAGGGTGGGTCATCACTGGCGCAGGCCATTCAGATTGAGATGGAGTTGTTGAGCCAGAAGCAGTTTGAAGACCAATTGAAGATGATCTTCTTCCAGACAGGCCATGCAGACATTTGGGATAACATTCAGAAGCGGGTTCAGGAGGGTGAGCAGGCGCAACGGGAAGCCCAACGTCGAGCCAGAGATGCGGCGATTAAGAAGGCCAAAAAGATGGCAGAGTTGGTAAACCTGATCATTGGGATTGTGCTGGTGGTATTGCTTGTGCCCCCGCTGGTCTGGTTGGTGATTCAAGGAATCATGTTTGCAAAGGACAAATGATGATTAGGTTTGGCCAAATAACCATTGTTCTTTTGTATGTGGCGCTTTTAGCGATCATCGTTACTGGTTGTGACGCCCCAGAGTATTACCGTTATCCCTGCATGAACCCAAAGAACTGGGAAAAGGAAGAGTGCAAACGGCCTCTGTGTGCTATCACGCAAGAGTGCCCAGATCAGTTGCTCAAGCCCGAAGAGATGAAAGGTGATCAAAGATGAAGTGGGACAATGAATCCATTGAGGCAAAGATCAAATTCATGATCGCCTTTACCTTTTGCACAACGGTGCTGGTTATGGTCGGTTTGTCCATGTTTTCTATCGTGTTTGTGCCCCAGCCGATGAACGGGATTGCCCCGGCAGACAAGCAGTTTTTCTACCTGTTGAGCGACATGTCCAAGTACATCTTGGGCAGTTTGGGAACCTTGCTGGCCATCAAAGGCAAGGATGTGATTCAAGAGATGATCAAAAAGGAGCCTGAAAATGATCCCCCTGCCAGCACTGATGGAAGTCGGGAGCAAGATTCTGGACAAGGTACTCCCAAATGAGGAGGCCAAGACCCGTGCTCTTGCTGAACTGAAAAAGATTGAGTCCGACGGAAAACTGGGCGAACTCAACGTTGATCTGGAAGCCTACAAGACTGAGCAGAACAACCTGACGGAACGGCTGAAGGCAGACATGGGGTCAGACTCATGGCTGTCCAAGAACATCCGACCGCTTACCCTTATATTCATTTTGGGCGCATATTTCACCTTTGCCATGATGTCTGCGTTTGACTTTGAAACCCGAGGCGCTTATGTGGAGTTGCTGGGGCAGTGGGGCATGTTAATCATGTCGTTTTATTTTGGTGGTCGCACCCTTGAAAAGATCATGGATATGAAGTCCAAGAAGGAGCAGAAATGAAAGAAAACTTTGACACCGCACTCAAGGCCCTGCTGAAACATGAGGGTGGATATGTGAACCACCCGGCTGATCCCGGCGGTATGACGAACTTAGGTGTTACAAAAAAGGTATGGGAAGAATGGGTGGGCCATGCAGTCGATGAACAAACCATGCGTGGACTCACGCCTGACGCAGTGGCCCCGCTCTACAAAAAGAGGTATTGGGATGCTGTACACGGTGACGATCTACCTTCTGGCGTGGATTTGGTGGTGTTTGATTGTGCTGTTAACAGCGGGGTTGGTCGCGCTTCTAAGTTACTTCAGCGAGCGGCGGGGGTAGCGGACGATGGCAAAATTGGACCCGGAACGCTTCAAGCCGTTGCATCCAAAGACCCCAAAGAATTGGTTGACGCATTCTGTGATCAACGGCAGGCTTTCTTGGAAGCCCTCCCCACCTTTGCAACCTTTGGAAAAGGTTGGTCCAGAAGGGTTGCCGAAGTCCGAGAACAAGGCGAAAATCTAGCCTGAAAGGGGTTAGCCCGTGCCGCTCCAAAAGATACTGTTCAAACCCGGCGTCAACCGCGAAAACACTCGATACACCACTGAGGGTGGATGGTATGAGTGCGACAAAATTCGTTTTCGTCAAGGCAACCCAGAAGTCATTGGAGGCTGGCAACGTATCTCATCCAACACGTTCCAAGGTGTTTGCCGTTCCATGTGGAATTGGGTGACGCTGGGGTTCTTGAACCTGCTGGGTGTTGGCACAAACCTGAAGTTTTACATTGAGCGCGGTGGTGCCTACAACGACATCACGCCCATCCGCGCCACGTCCACAATCAATAACAATCCGTTTGCCTTAACGGCCTCGACCACAGTAACTGTAACGGACACGGCGCATGGCTGTGTGACCGGTGACTTTGTGACATTCAGCGGTGCCGTGGACATTGGCGGTGTTGGCACAAACGTGACGGCGGCTGTCCTCAATCAAGAGTTTCAAGTCACTGTCGTCAACGCCAACACGTACACTATCCAGTTATCAGTCACGCCCAACGCTACAGCGATTGCTGGTTCTCCCGGCGGCGGTGCCTCGGTAGTTGCTACTTATCAGATCAACGTCGGCCCAGCGTTTGCCATTCCCTACGTGGGATGGGGCGCAGGTACTTGGGGGTCTGGGTCGTGGGGTATTGGTTCAACATCCGTATCGGCTCTACGACTTTGGAGCCAGATGAACTACGGCGAAGACTTGGTGTTTTCTCCCCGAGGTGGTGGTCTGTATTACTGGGATGCTACCGGTGGTTTGACTTCTCGCGGCGTGCTATTGAACTCTTTGGGTGGTACGGCCACTATCACCATTGCATCTCCGGCTGTGATCACATCAACCATCCTCTATACCGAGGGTGCAGCAATTTCTTTTAGCACGACAGGCGCACTGCCGACTGGCATAACCGCAGGTACAACCTACTACGTGTACAACGTCGATGGACTGACGTTTAATTTGCTGGATGCAAACGGTGCGGTTGTTAACACCTCTGGTTCTCAGTCAGGAACTCACACCATCACTCCGGTGGACTGTCCAACGGTGGTCAATACTTTTACGGTGTCGGATACATCGCGCTTCCTGTTGGTGTTTGGCACAAACGACTATGGCTCTAGCACACTTGACCCGATGTTGATCCGCTGGTCAAATCAAGATGATCTGTATAACTGGACGCCAAACGCAACAAACCAAGCCGGTAGTATCCGACTGTCACACGGTTCTGAAATTGTGGCTACCGTCCAGACCCGTCAGGAAATTGTGGTGATCACTGATGCGTCGATCTATTCGCTTCAGTACCTTGGCCCTCCGTATGTGTGGCAGTCACAACTTTTGGGCGACAACATCTCCATCCAAGGACAAAATGCAGCGGTGATTGCTTCCGGCATCGTCTATTGGATGGGCGTGGACAAGTTTTATATGTACGATGGCCGCGTTCAGACTCTGAACTGCGACTTGCGACGGTACGTATTTGGCGACATTAATCAGTCTCAAGCCGCTCAAATTTTTGCTGGCACAAACGAAGGCTTCAACGAAGTTTGGTGGTTCTATTGTTCCGCAAGTAATAATACGGCTTTCCCTGACAAATATGTGATCTACAACTATTTGGAAAAAGTTTGGTATTACGGAACATTGGCGCGTACTGCATGGTCAGATTCTGGTCTGCGTGATTACCCTCAAGCGGCGACTAGTAATTACAACATTGTCAACCATGAAAATGGTATTAACAACAACGAAACAGGTACGACCACAGCCATCAACGCCTACATTTCGTCGTCTGAATTTGACATTGGTGATGGTCATAACTTTGGGTTTGTATGGCGTATCTTGCCAGACTTGACGTTTGAAAATTCAAGCACAGAACCAACCACGGGTGATCAGCCCAGAGTGACGATGGAGTTGTACGGTCTGACCAACTCAGGCTCAGGTGTAACAAGCGATGCAAGTCAGCCTGTGCGCAAGTCATCTGCCTACTACATCACGGAAGAATTCACGGGACAGATTTACACCCGTTTCCGTGGGCGTCAGATGATCTTCAAGATTAGTTCAGAGCAAATCAACACGACGTGGCAGTTGGGTGCGCCTCGTATTGACATTAGACCGGATGGCCGTCGATGACACTGATTGTTACCACCGACTACCAGATCGACAAGATCGCTGCGCCAAACTTGCCTTTGGCTCCTGATCAATGGGATAGACGCTTCCAAGATCAGTACTCCAACGTCTTGCGTCTGTATTTCAACCGACTTGACAATTTCATCGCACGACTTATGGCATCTACTACACCAATCCCAATCGACGGCACGGTGACGCTGCCGGGTACGTACTTTGATGCCTTTGGCCGTCAACGGGTCAGCCAGCCATACACCCTCTTTGATAGCCAAAACCGTTACGCGGCAGACAATCAGTTTGACGTTTCCACGACCGGCACTGGTACCACGACATTCTTGTCAAACGAAGCCGCCGTCAAAATGGAAGTCACTGCTGGCGGTGTTGGCTCAGTCACGCGCCAATCGTATCGCTCTTTTCCCTATCAGCCGGGTAAGGGTCTGTTGGTTTTGGCAACCTTTGTGATGGACAGCAGTCAAAGCCTGAATTTGACGCAACGGGTTGGATATTTCAACGCCCAAAACGGCGTGTTCTTCCAGCGTGTAGATGGCACGTATTCGTTTGTCTTGCGCTCTTATGTGACTGGCACTGCATCTGACGCACGGACTGTGAATCAAGCCGATTGGAACGGGGACAAACTGGATGGCACTGGACCGTCAGGGTTAACCCTTGATCCCAGCAAAGCGCAAATTTTGTGGATGGATTTTGAATGGCTGGGTGTTGGATCAATCCGTTGCGGGTTCATCATCAATGGCCAGTACATTGTTTGCCACACATTCAACAATGCCAACTTAATTACTAATGTGTATATGACGACGGCTATTTTGCCTGTTCGATACGAGATCAGCACGACTTCTGCACTTGCCGCATCCATGAAGGCCATCTGCTGTTCTGTGGTGTCTGAGGGCGGGTTTGAGCAGACGTCAATTGACCATGTGGCTCGTCGCACCACGTCATTTACAAATATTGACACAGCGGCGTTCTATCCGATTGTGTCCATCCGTCTTGCTTCTGGGCGCACAGGGGCCGTGGTTCTTCCCAACCGGACGCAGTTTTTGCCTTTGACTAGCCAGAACTATGAGGTTGCTTTGTTTAAGAATGCAACCTTGACGGGTGCAACTTGGGCGGCGACTGTGCCTTCTGACTCCAACGTGGACTATGACGTGGCGGCAACGGCCATGACGGGCGGGACAATCGTTCAGACCGACTATGTCACTTCCACAGGTAGCGGTGGAACAGTTAACACGGCGTCTACGGTATCGTACAACTGGGATTTGCAGTTAGGAGCAACCATTTCAGGCACAAGCGATGTCTACACCTTGGGTGTTCGGACTGTATCTGGGGCCACCAAAGGTGACGGCGTTGGCTCTATTTCGTTCTACGACCTTACCCAGTAATTGAGAAAAAGACAGCCGCATGATACAGTTCAATAACCCCCAATTTGAGAGGCAAACATGAGCCTTCAAGACGCAGAAGCATCCCCCAAACGCAGTGGTATTGGCGCAATACCAATTGCCGATGTCAAAAGTTCAGTTCAGCAAGCCATTGAACAAGCCGCAAGACAGCGGCAGGTTCTTGCCGACACTGCACAAAAACAAGCCCTTGGCTTGTACCCTAACACCGGTACATCCGCCGCCGCGTATAACTACCTGCGTGGGGCGCCGGGTGCAAAATATCCCGTGAATCCAATTTTGGCCGGACAACCGGGCAGTGCCTTAGAGTCATCGACGGTTTCTAAACCATACGAAGGCGCAACCAAAGTTGGCACACCCACGCAAACGGAGATAAGTAAAACTGCAAAAGACACTCCGACAAAAATGCCGACAGTGTCGTATGGCCCAAGGGCAGTTCAACAACCGGGGTTGCTTGGTTCGCTGTTGGATTTGGCGCTTCCTGCGTATCTGGGGTACAAAGGGTATCAATATCTGTCTGGGTTGCCCGCCGCCGCTGGCGCTGCTGGTTCAATTACTGGCGTCGGCGGTTTACCTATGATTGTTCAAGACCCATTTGGGTATGTCGAGCCTGCCGCCGCTGAAACCGTTTCGGGCATTCAATCTTATCTGGATGCTGGGGCTTCAGGTGGTGGTGGTGGTTGGTTTGGTGGTGGGCTTGACGATGTAGTTCAACAAGGGTCGCGAGCAATAACAGAGCGCGCCGCAACCCTACCCACTCTAAGTGCTGAGGCTGGTGAAGTTGGGTACATTTTGCAAGACGGTGCTTTGGTCCCGGCAACGGCGGAACAGATTGCCGCCGCAAGTTCATCTGGGGCTTACGTTACTACCCCCGGAGACCTCATATCTTCAAGTTTTACTGCCGACACTGGCGCGGCTGCTGGCGCTGAAGGTTTTGGTGCTATGGCCTCTCAATACGGCCCGTATATTGCCGCCGCAATCATTGCTGACCAGTTAACTGGTGGGCAACTTGGCAAAGGTGTTCAAGACGTTATATCTAATTTAGGTAAAGCAGGACAGAGTGTTATTGACACTGCTACAGGAGCGCTTGAAGATCTTGGTGGTGGGGCTAAAGAAATTGTTAATAATGTTCTTGGCTTCGCTGGAATTAGATTAGCCAAAGGCGGCGCAGTCAAAGGCATCCCTGCGCTACTGCCCCGTCGGTTTGATGCAGGCGGCGAAACAGAAGCCCCTGATAATCCATTAATTCCGCGTTTTGCGGACACCAACGCGCTTGGTCGAGTGCTCGATAGTGATCTCGTTACTCAATACGACAAAGCCACCAAGGCGGGCAACATCTCCAAAGCCAAAGCCCTGAAGGGCGAGATTGACTACCGCAATCGCATGCGCAGTACGCAGACTACCCCAATGGCTTCGGGCGGTCTCTCTGCCATTCACTACAATCTTGGCGGCTACTCAGACGGTGGTCGGCTACTCAAAGGCCCCGGCGATGGCGTGAGTGACGACATCCCTGCTGTAATTGGCAACAAGCAACCAGCCAGATTGGCTGACGGAGAGTTCGTTGTCCCCGCACGCATCGTCTCCGAACTGGGTAACGGCTCAACAGACGCCGGTGCCCGCAAACTTTACGCGATGATGGATCGCATCCAGAACGCTCGTAAGAAATCAGTTGGTAAAGGCAAAGTGGCTGTGAATAGCCGTGCCGATAAAAACCTCCCCGCATAAGGAGTTGAAATGGCCGCAACATCATCTTCGGTTTATCAGACAAACATCCCGGAACAACTGCTTCCGTATCAGCAGACTTTGCTGGATCAGGCCGCGGCGTTTACTGACTTAACTCAGAACCCGTACCAACAATACCAAGGCGAACGCGTAGCGCAATTCTCCCCTCTAACTCAGCAAGCAATAGAGTCCGCTGGGCAGATGGGTGTGGCAGGCCAGATTGGTGCGGCAACAAATATTGCTGGTGCCGCCGGTCTTGGCGCATTGGGTGCGCAGTACGACCCAATGAATTACTATGCCGGGTCTTTTACTCAGCCCGACGTGGCAGGCAGTTTCATGTCCCCCTACATGCAAAATGTGGTGGATGTTCAACAACGCGAAGCCAAACGCCAAGCCGATATTGCTTCTACCGCTCGTGGTGCTCAAGCCGCCCGTGCCGGGGCTTTTGGTGGTTCACGCCAAGCGATTGAGAACGCTGAGGCCAACCGGGCCTTGCAGACTCAGTTGGGGCAAATTCAGGCCACAGGTTTGCAAGGCGCGTTTCAGCAAGCCCAACAGCAATTCAACGCCGAACAAGCCGCACGGCAAGCAGCGGCTCAAATGCGTGAACAGTCTCGTCAATTTGGCGCTGGGTTTGGACTACAAGGTCTTGGCGTTGGTTTACAGGCCGCTGGTCAGTTGGGGCAACTTGGTCAACAACAGTTTGGTCAACAACAGCAAGCCATCCAAACTCAGGCTGGTTTGGGTCAGATGGAACAACAGCGTGCTCAAGACATCTTGAATGCCCAGTATCAGGATTTCCTAAACTACCAGAACTACCCGTTTAAGACGCTGGGCTTTATGTCCGACATCTTACGCGGCACCCCCCTTACCCAAGTCTCAGGAACGCTTTACCAAGCACCGCCAAGTACGGCATCTCAACTGACCGGTTTGGGCCTTAGCGCCTACGGGCTGAATCAAGCGTTTCCCAAACTGTTTGGGGGAGCCGAGGGCGGGTTGCCTAAAGACTTCAAACAAGCGCCCCCGCCCAAGAAGAACAAAGCGCCCATGGGTTTGCAGGCACTGGCACTCTCGAAAATGTAAGGACGCGCCATGATTAACGTCAATCAGATCACCAGTTATCTGTCAAAACTGCAACCGGATGCGGCGTTGCAACGCTACGCCATGATGCACAAAGACGACCCGTATATCGTGTCGTTAGCACTGGCCGAGTCAAACCGCCGCAAAGACACGCGCATGGGCGCGCAAATGACCACCCCTCAACAACCAAAAGTGGCGGATCAAGCCATTCAGGGCATGGCGTCAGTAGACCCGATGGGCAATTACGCTGGTACACCCATGCCTGAGACCGTTGGTATTGGCCAACTCCCTGCCAAAAACCTTGCCAAAATGGCGGGTGGCGGCATCGTAGCCTTTGCCGATGGTGGGGAGACTGACGACGATTACATGTACCCCCCGGGTGAGGTTGTGGCCCGCATGGCTGATGGCGGGATGGTGCCGAGGTATCAAACAGGTGGTGTGTTGGCCGGAACAGAATACGAAATACCCGGCATGACGCAAAGTGACGTGTATCAAAAAGCCTTGCAAAAAGTGCAAGAAGGTCGTGAACTGAGCGATATTGAAAAAGCGCTACTGTTTGCTTCCAAACCACTTACCGCCGCCGCTGACGTGGTTGCATCTCCGGTTAATTTACTGCGTCGTGTTGTGCGCAATCCCCTTGATACCAGCCCTTTGCCGAGCATGACCCCGGTATCGGATGCCCGCGCTCGTGCGTTGGGGCTTGATCAAACACCGACCTCCGCGCCTTCTGCCCCGCGTACTGCTCCCACTGCGGCAGACCTTGGCCCTGTGCCGGGTTCGGATGAGCGTAGTATTCTTGGCGGTGTACCTACCGGTCAGCGGCCTGCCCCTGCACCGCTTACTGAGCGACGTCCGCCTCTCCCCGCCGCTCCCGGTGCCGCCCCTGCCGCCGCTGGTTCAGCCATGCCTACTACCGCAGAAGGTGTTATGGCGCTGTACAAAAACATGCGTGACAAAGTTGGCACGGATATGCCGGAGAGCCAAAGAGACCTGCTTAAAGATATTGCCACCACGGCACAAGAGCAGGCGCAAAAGAATTTAGAAACCGTTGAACTTCAACAAGCCGCCCGTGGCAAGTACGGCGAAGAGCAAGAGAAACGCCTCAAAGCCCGGGAAGAGCGGCTTGGTCGGGAAGAAGCGCAGTTAGGCCCTATGGCTTTGTTCCAAGCCGGTCTGGCCATCATGGGCGGAACATCGCCTCATGGGCTGGTCAACATTGCCGCTGGCGCACAAGTCGGCCTGAAAAACTATCAGATGGGTATCGACAAATTGTCAATTGCTCGGGACAAACTGGACGATGCGTTTGGCAAATTGGAGGACATCCGCCGCAGTGAAGGCATCATGAACGACAAAGAGCGCAATGCGGCTATGGCTGAAGTTGACAAAGCCATCCTGCAAGGCAAGAAAGACCTATACACGGCCAACCACGAGTACTTCAAGATGAGCCGCGAAGACGCCAATAAAGCCGCAGACGCATACCTTGGCGTGCTAAAAACCCAGTACGAACAAACCGAACAAACCAAGCGCGCCAATATTACCGCTGGCGCTCACGATCCGTTAGCGCTGTACAAAGCGTTGGGTGGTGGCGATATTGAGGCAGGCTACAAACGCGCCAAAGTATTGGCGACGGAACCCAAGTCCGACCAAGAGTTCCGCCAAGATTGGGCCAAGAGCGCAGTGCTTCGTAGCCAGTATCCAAATGTGGAAGATTTCGTTAGAATGATGAAAGGTACCGCTGCTTTGCAGTCGGGACAACAACTGAACCCGGCTGACGCCGCCCTGATCAACAAGTACTTGCAACCGCCAAGGTAAAACATGGAACTGAGCCAAGTCCTCGAAGCCCTTCGTAATGCAGATGCCGCAGGCGACAGGGAGGCGGCTCAGAGGTTGGCTCAGATCGCTCGGCAGTTGTCTTCCGCCGCACCAGCGGCTACCCCCCAACCCGCCGAACCCACGGTGGGCGGGCAAGTCAAAGAATTCTTCAAAGGTTTGGCGCCCGGCGCTGTCGGGTTATTGGAGAGCGCCGCTACTGGTGCGTCTGCCCTGCTCCCTGAAGAGGCTGAAAAGCGTGCCCGTGAAGGTATTGCCAGTCTGGCCAAGACGGCCAAGACCCCGTTTGCCGCCGCCCCCGGATACGAAGAAACCATTGGTCGTAAGTTTGGTGAAGCCGCTGGTTCAATTGTCCCGTTTTTAGGGCTTGGGCCTTTGGGCGTAGCAGGCCGCGTCGGCATGGCCGCGTTGGGCACCGGTGCTGGGGCGGGCGAAGCCCGTACACGGGCAGAACAAGAAGGCGCAACCCCTGAACAACGCGCTTTAGCCACCGGTCTTGGCTCCGTAGTCGGTATCACCGAAATGTTTGCGCCCATGCGCATACTAAATCGCATCGACGAACCGATCAAACAAGGCATTACCGCCAGCCTCAAACGCATCGCTCTTGCTGGTGGAGAAGAAGCCGCACAGGAAGCCGCCAGCCAAGCCGCTCAGAACCTGATTGCCAAGGGCATTTACAAACCTGAGCAGTCAATTATCGAGCAAGTGGGCGAGTCTGCCGCCTATGGC